AAACGGTGAAGAGGTCGAAGAGCTGACGGGGATAGTCAGAAATAACAATCTCTTGGCTGAATATCCGAAAGCGTGCCGTGATGAGCTCAAAATAGGGTGCGCGTTTGCAACGCTGTCCGCAGATAAGAAGATACGTTGCCGTATAAGATTCCATTCGGCGAAATCAGCGGCGGCTGTATGGGACGGCGAAAAAGGGCGTATAGCATACGGGTTCGCCATAACTGACACTGCACCGAGCAACGACGATGAGCATGTGTGGGAACCGTCGATGCTTAATCTTTACACCGATGACGCTATATGGGTGCTGAGGCGGAACGATCAGATATGGAGAGCGGAAAAGCATCCGCAGAAGATGGGCCGGCCATTAATGGAGCCGCTTATCTATAATCCGACAAGTTCAAAGCCATTCGGTCAGTCAAGGATAAAAGAGCCTATCAGAAGGCTCATACAGGGCTATGTGAGAACGATAGCCAACGCAACGATAGGGCTTGAGTTTTCGACAGCACCGCAGAAATATCTGCTTGGACTGACAGACGATCAGTATGACAAAGTAATAAATCAGAAATTCAAGCAGTATGTCGGAAATATCCTTGCGTCAACGGTCAACCCGGAGACGGGAGAGAAGCCGTCGTTCGGTCAGCTCCCGCAGGGAAGCATTGCACCGCACGTCGAAATGCTGCGGATCCTGTCTACACAGTTCAGTGCAGCGACCGGACTGACAGTCACCGATACAGGTGTGGTCAACGATGCGAACCCGACAAGCTCAGATGCGATACTCGCGCAGTCGCAGACACTTGTCTCGATGGCGGAACAGCTCAATGAGCGTAACGGAGACTCGCTGAGGAATATCGGTATGATGGCACTTGCAATCGCAAATGACACGACTCTTGAAGCGCTTACGGAGACTCAGCAGAGTATCGTGGCACACTTCAAGAACCCGGCGATGCCTTCCGTAGCGGTAACAGCAGACGCGGCCATTAAGATAGCGTCAGCGCGTCAGGAGTTTGCGGGTACAGACATATTCCTTGAAATGATCGGGTTCGATCAGGCGGATATCAGACGTATCAAAGCACAGGAACAGCGCGTAAGAGGAATGCAAGTTCTGAATGAAGTAGGTGAATAATGGCGCAGATAACGAGAAAAGAGTGGGACAGGTATGTTGCCCTGCTCAGACGCCTTGATGACAGAGCGGCCTCAGAAATGCGTGCAATGCTTATAGCGCTTAAAATGCGTTACGATGCCGGAGAGATAAGCGCAGACACTTTTAGGCAGACGCTTATAGAATACGGTTTCGCACTGGCAACGAAATACGGAGAAGGCGCGGCGGCGGCGGCATGTGATATGTATGACGCCATATCGACAGCTCAGGGCGTGACAGTTCCGGCGGCGATCCCGGCACAAACGGCAACGATCGTTGAAGTGGCAAAGACCGTGAACGGAACGCTGAAAACAGGCAACGCGGACATCGTGGCACAGGCAGTCGGCAGACTCGTGAAGCAGGCAGCTGCGGATACTACACTCCAGAACGCACAGCGCGACGGAGCGTATTTCGCATGGGTCGCACACGGAGACACTTGTGCGTATTGTCTTGCGCTTGCCGGCATCGGATGGCAAAAGGCGGGGAAGAAAACACTTAAGGGCGGACATGCTGAGCACATCCACTCTAATTGCGACTGTGAGTATGCGATAGACCACAAAGGCGATCTTGAGATAGAAGGGTATAACCCATACGACATAAATCAGATGCTATTGGAAATGACTGATGAAGAGTATGACGCTGAAGACATACTGAGAATGTCGGGACACAACGCTAAGGGGCATGATCATACCGCAATAAATGCCGTCAGACGCAAGTTTTACGACAAGAACAAGGAAATCATCAATGAACAGAAGCGGAGCGCATACGCGAAAAGAATAGAGCGCAACAGCTCATCTGCTGAAGAATTAAACGTTGATTAGAGGGCCAATGAGGGCCCTTTTTTCATACAACATGGCAACTCGTGCCTTAAACGAGGTTTCACTCATAGGAGGTAAAAATGGAAACTGGCATCCAGACAAGTCAGGAAGTTATCACTCAGACCGCAGAGGAATCAAAACAGGAAACGTTCACTCAGGAAGACGTCAACCGCATCGTGGCAAAGAGAGTCGCTAAGTATTCAGACTATGAAACGCTCAAAGAAAAGGCGGCTAAATACGATGAGGCAGAAGAGGCGAACAAGTCCGAGCTTCGGAAAGCTACTGAAAGAGCGGACAGCCTGCAAGCAGAGCTCAACGCACTGAAGAGCGCTGAACAGCTGAGAACACTGCGTGAAGAGGTATCAAATGCAAAAGGAGTGCCGGCAAATCTTCTTACGGGAACAACGAAAGAAGAATGCGAGGCACAGGCAGAACAGCTCCTTAATTGGGCGAACCCGAATAGCTATCCGAACGTCCCTGACGGCGGAGAGCCGATAGGAGCAGCAAAACAAACTACACGTGACCAGTTTGCAAACTGGTTCAATGATTTCAATGGAGGAAAATAAAAATGGCAGGAATCAGCACTAACAGATCCAACATCACTCTGCCGGCAGAGGTATCGGCGGAGATCATTCAGAAAGCTCAGGATTCATCGGCAGTAATGCAGCTCGCACGCAGAATTGCACTTCCGGGAAGAGGACTTTCAATTCAGGTAATTGCCGGCGATCCAGAAGCAGGATGGGTAGCAGAAACAGCCGCTAAGCCGGTTTCAAATCCAAGTCTCAGCACAAAGACAATGACACCATACAAGCTGGCGGTAATCGTTCCGTTCTCGGATGAATTTGCAAGAGACGCATCGGCTCTTTACGACGCACTTGTTGAAAGACTGCCGGGAGCACTCGCAAAGAAGTTTGATAACACAGTATTTAGCGGAACTGCACCGGGAAGCGGCTTTGATGTACTTACAAGCTGCACAGCTCAGTCTATCGACGTAAACGCAAGCGGCGAAGGCGGATTTTATAGTGCAGTCGTTGCCGCTGACATCGACATCGCATCTGGCGGATATGATATGAACGGCTTTGCGTTCTCGCCACAGGCAAGAGGTGAAATGCTGTCGGCTCTCGATAAGGATGGCCGCCCGATATTCATCAACAACGTAGCAGAGGGCACAGTTCCAAGACTGCTCGGCCAGCCGGTTACATATTCGAGGGGCCTTTATGCGGCAGGCAACGCATCAGCAACAGGCGTGGATGCGAAGCCGGATCTTCTCGGTGTAGCCGGAGACTGGACAAAGGCTCTTTACGGAACTGTCGAGGGCGTCAAGATTGACATCAGCAATGAAGCAACACTGACCATCGGCACAAGCGCTATTAATCTCTGGGAACACAATATGTTCGCAGTAAAGGCAGAGATCGAAGTAGGTTTCGTTGCTGAAACAAATGCGTTCAACAGGATCGTTCGTACTCACGTAGAATAGGTGGATTTATGAAAATACTGATAGCCGTGCCGACGTTCGAGAATATTCAGCCGGAAGTTTTTAAAGCAATTTATAACCTTAAGTCGGAGCATGAACTGCACTTTGATTATGTCAGAGGGTATGATTGCGCTCAGGCAAGGAATGAGATCGGCAAAATCGCTCAGGCGGGAAATTACGACTACGTTCTTATGGTGGACAGCGACACAGTTATTCCGCCCGATACGCTGGATCTGATGCTCGATACACCGGTTGACGTGTGTCTGGGTGTATGCCCGCGCAAGAATACAAAGAACGGCAAATCCGCAATCGTCAAGATAGGCTCTCCGTCCTATCACGATAACTACTACTATTCCGAACTACCGGAAGGTAAAACACGTGTGAAAGGTGGAGGCTTTGCATGTGCATTGGTCAAGACAACTGTGTTTACAGAACTCGACTACCCGTGGTTCCAGTATGTGACGAATGAAGACTGGTCAACACTAAGTGAAGACTACTACTTCTGCCAGAATGCGAATCTCTTTGAGATAGAGATCTGGATGGATCCACGAGTCAGATGCGGACATTTGGCACGGTATTATCAGTATGAGTAAGGAGGCTAAGAACATGGTTAAGCTAATCAACTGGCTCACCGGGAACACTATGTATGTAGCCGAGGATCGTCTTGATGAATACTTGGCAGCCGGTCATAAGTTGGCCAGCGCTCCCGTAAAAGAGAAGCCGAAAAGCAAGCCAAAAGCTAAAAAGACAAAGTGAGGTGGTGGCGGTGGCATATGCAACAGTTCAAGACGTACAAGAGAGAATAACACGCACTCTGTCAGCAGATGAGCAGACGGTATGCACTTCTCTCTTGGACGATGCGGCCATAATCATCGACTCCTTTAATGCGAATGCAAGCGTAGACGCAAAAAAGACTGTTTCATGCAGAATGGTCGTAAGAGCATTAGGCGATGGGACGAATCAGGGTGTGCCTACGGGAGCAACGCAGGGCAGTATGTCAGCGCTCGGATACTCGCAGAGCTGGACTATCGGCTCGGGCGCGGTAGGAGAGCTGTATATTGGCAAACTGGAGAAGAAGATTCTCGGAGTAGGGGACTCAATCGGATCATATAGCCCGACGGAGGACCTTGTAAAAGAGGAGATATTCTGATGAACGGCATTACCATCACTTTATATGACAGAACGGAGACGGGTGTTGATGCACTGAACCATCCGATCTATTCGGAGCAGCCGGTGAGTGTAGACAACGTTCTGGTCGCGCCGATGAACTCAACTGAAGCGCTGGAAGTTTACAACCTTACAGGGCGCAGAGCAGTTTATCAGCTCGGAATACCAAAAGGCGATACACATGAATGGACAGCGGGCAAGAAGGTCCGCTTTTTTGATGCAGATTGGCGGATAATAGCCATCCCGACAGAGGGCATTGACGCGCTTATCCCGCTGAGCTGGAACAAGAAGGTACAGGTAGAGAGATATGAGCAAGGTTAAGTTCGAATTGAACAGAGCGGGCGTGAGAGAGCTTTTGCAAAGCCCGGAGGCCGTAAACGTCTGCACAGAATATGCTAGTGCGATTCTGAACAGATGTCCGTCGGGGCTTGGGTACGAAGTTTCGTCTATGGTCGGTAAGACAAGAGCGAACGCATCCGTATTCGCCGCAACGCCTGAAGCCCGTCGTGACAATTATCAGAACAATACATTGCTCAAAGCAAGAGGAGGCGCTTAATGATACTTGTTGATTTATTGACGTTCCTCAACGATCACCTTGACGTGAATGTGTACGCTGAGTCTCCTAAAGAGCTCACGAACTACGTTCTTCTTGAGCAGACGGGGAGCAGTAGAAGCAATCATATAACAACCACCACCATTGCGGTTCAGTCGTATGGAGCATCTTTGCTCGACGCGATGATCCTGAACGGCGAAGTCGAAATGGCGATGAAAGATTTTGTGCAGCTCAACCGTGTAGCACGGGTCGAGCTGGAAACAGACTATAATTTTACAGACACGGAAACCAAGCAGTACCGCTGGCAGGCCGTGTATGACATTACTCACTATTAGGAGGAAATCAATGGCACAGACAGTAGGAAACGTAAGTGCAGGAAAGCCTGCGATTGGCGGTGCTATCTGGAGAGCAGCACAAGGCACAACTGCACCAACTGATGCAACCACAGCACTCGGAGACGCATTCAAGGCGCTCGGATATTGCAGGGAA